TTAATCCAGTTAGTGTTACTCCGGAAGAAATCGCCAATGTAATATCAGTTAAACCTGCAGAATAACCAGAAACTGCGGCTGTATTAAGGGTGTAATTTGCTGTATTTGACGCTATAGTAATTGTTCTTGCTACACGATTTGCTTTACCATAGCCAACGTTCATAGCTATAGCACCACTAGCCACTCCAAACAATGTACGCACAGCTGAGTCATTTAATGATATCTGTGCTGTGGCGGTTAAGCCAAGTTCTACGTTGATTGCGTTAAATGATATCGCACCGCTTGCTGGTAAGGCCATGTTACTTGCCCTTTATTTGTTGCTCTAGCAATTGGACCTGTTGTTGTAGTTCTTTAATAGCCGCAAACGCTAGGGCGCACATTTTTTCATAGTCAACTGCTAGATAGCCATCATCACGGGTGCGCACTGCTTCAGGTAATACCTGCGCAACATCTTGTGCTATAACACCAAAGTCTGCTTTACGCATAAAATAGTCATCTAGGCCACCGTGATCGGCAATGTATTCATCAGTCCAATCAAATAGTTTACCACCAATGGCAGTAACTTTATCTAGTGCGTCGGGTATGTCACGCACATTTTCTTTTAAGCGTGAGTCTGAACTGTAGTAAGCAGTAATGTTGTTTGTAGCACGTATTTCACCAGTGGTTCCACTTGCGGCTGTACCTACTCCTAAACTGCCGAACTGTACACTAGACGATGTAGCTACTGCTTGTCCAATACTAAACGTAACTGCTCCTGTGCCTGCACTTACACTAACTCCTGTGCCAGCCACTGCACTGGTCACTGCTGTTGATAAGTATCCACTTGGATTAGTTGCATTATATGGTGTAAATCCTAGTGCAGTAGTAACTTGACTAGAAGTAATTGCTCCAGCTAAATTTGTAGCACTCACATTGCCGGCTGTGATATTACCTGTAAAGGTTGCTGTTCTACCAACGTAGGTATTAGCATAGAATGTACTCCACCAAGCTGATGTGCTACCTAAGTTTACGCTTACGTTGGCATTAGGTACAGGAGCACCACTTACTGTTAAACCAGTTAATGTGCCAACACTGGTAATGTTAGTCTGTGCTGCAGTTGTTAGTGTTCCAGTTAAATTAGTAGCACTTAGGTTACCTGCACTTACATTACCTGTAAATGTTCCACCAACTGATGTTAGGTTACCGATACGTAAGTTACTGTAGTTAGCATTAGTAAAGTCAACTGTTGTAGTAGGTTCTCCTACTACATTAGCAAATAGTTTCCAAACGCCATCTGTAGCATCACGAACAAATCCAGTATGTTGATAACTAGGATTAGTAAACGAACTAATAAACCCAATATCTAATACATCACCGGTGTTATCATCGGCTAGGTAAATCATAGCATCGTTGAATGTAACGTTGTTACTGTCAAAATATGTTACATTACCTGCAACCTGTAAGTTTCCGCCAATGTATAAGTTACCGCCTATGCCTACACCACCAGTTACTACTAGTGCGCCCGTTGAACTTGAACTACTACGCAACGTGCTAGTTATAGATACATTGCCAGTAGTAGTTACATTGCCCGTAAATGATGCTCCTGTAAGTGCAGCTTTTTCAGTATCTAATTCTGCTAAGGCATCTTGTACATTAGTAGCCGATATTCCGCCAACATTACTAAACACTACATCACTGGCATATGATGTAAAGTCAGTATAGGCATCGACTTCAGCCAATAATACTGTACCAGAACTTACCCCAGTCGATAATGTAACAGCCGAGCTGTTAGTTTCTGTATAAGCACTGTCAAACTGTCTAACACCGTTGATATATATGCGTAATTGTCCTGCCCCGGGTGTATAGGTGCCTAATCCTGTAAATACTGTTTGTCCTGCTGTAGCTGTTTTATAAGTACGGCTAGTACTAATTGTAGTACCTACCGTGCTACTAGCACCTGATTCAGCAGCCCAATAATAACTACCCGGTCCAGATGTTTTTAATACATATCCACTGGTTTCACCGCTTGGAAATAGATTGTTTAACGCTTCACTTGAGCTCGTTGCTCCTGTACCGCCCGACGTTATTGCTAATGCCGCCGTCAGCGTTATGTTTGGTGCAACTACAGCACCTGTGAATGTTGCTCCTGCCAATTGCGCATAGGTACTTTGTATAGTTGCTAGTGTACCGGCCTGTGCTGCGGCATTTGATGTTAATGTTGATACTTGACCATCAACATATCCTTTCATTGCGGTATTAGCTGTCGACAGTTGTCCGTCAACATAGCCTTTCATAGCAGTATTAGCTGTGGTGATGGCTGTTGTTGCGCTGGCGATAGCACCTGACTGAACTGCGGCGTTGCTGTACACCGCATCTAATATACTCACACCGTTAGCATAGTTAAAGTTGTTTGCTGATATGTTTCCGTTAACTTCAACAGTGCGTGTAATAGATACTGCGTTAGCACCAATTGTAGCAATATTTGATCCATCAACCGCAATAACAATATTACCAGCACTAGTACCGCTGTCTATAATTTGTATGCTAGAATCATCTGCTTGAATAACAGTAGTATCAATCCCACTTAATTGTGTTTGTAAATAATTTAGTGTAACAACATCCTGTGCCAATGTCGGGTCAGCTGATTGTAGCACTGTTAAGTTACCGTTGACTGTAGATGTTAATACTCCATTATTATTTGTAATTGCCATCCCACCGAGATAGATAGAATTACCACTTAAGTACAAATCCTTCCACCAATGAGTTGGGCTACCTAGATCGTAGGTAACATTAGCTACTGGAACTAAATTTCCTGTTATTTCAACATCAGTAGCAGTAGCTTGTACTTTAGTATTACCGTATTGTAGAGCAGTAACAGTTACACCTGCTGCAAAGTGGCGAACTTCAATTACGTCTGTGTCGTGCGGTACTTCAGTAAATGTTATTTGGTTATCGTCGTGGACGTTATATGCGGTTACTGGTTGTTGTACTGTACCGTTAATGCTAACGAATACGCCGTAAGTGGTTGTATTTGAACTTAGGACAAATGTGTTAGCACTACCGTCTGGATTTATAGTTTCGCTGGTTACTGTTGAAAATCCAGGTACAGCCCAATCAGTTCCGTCCCAGTATTCGATACTACCTGCTTCTGTATTAAAGCGTGTATAACCTATTTCAGGATACCCTGGGCGGCTAGCAGTATCACCTGCTGGAATACCGATAGCGTCGGAACCTATAATCTGTACTACGCCTGTTCCTTGTGCATCAAGTACAATGTTTCCGTTAGAGGCAGTAAACGTCATGCCCGTTCCTGACGATATAGTTGTATTAGACACTGTTAAGTTACCGATGGTGCTAGAGATAGCCAAGTTAGCTGCGTAGGTTACCCGTCCTTTGTCGTCAACAACAATTTGCGGAATAGTGCCACTGCTACCGTAGGTGCCTGCTGTCACACCAGTGGTCGTTAACCCAACATAAACATTACTGTTTGCGCCATACCCAACAACATCGCCGTTAACAATAATGTTGCTGTTACTAGTTAATATTTCAGCACCTAATACATCTATACTTGACGCAGAAATTTGATTTGCGATAATAATATTAGATGTTATTGAATTAGTAACTGCTATACTGTTAACATTACTACCAATATTTAAATCTCCGCTGAGTGGCGTGATTGTGGTACCAACTACACTTAGATTTCCAACTTGCTCAAGAGTTAAATTATTAGCCGAAGTTATTCTACCGGCAGAGTCAACTGCTAATTGAGCTATATTTGTGTTTGACCCGTAGGTTCCTGCCAATACGCCAGTACTGCTCAGTGCTACATAAACATTAGTATATGTGCCTGTCCCGACTGCGTCGCCGTTAACTGAAATGATTGAATTAGCTGTTAAAACTCGATAGTTTGCTTCGTACAATTCGTCAGCATTAATAACACCGCCGTTAGTATTACCTGTGATAGAAATATTTCCACCAATGGTGATACTATCAACATTAATATTACCAAGGTTGCTGATATAGGGTTGATTTGAAGTTAATACTGTTCCATTGATATTTAAGGCAGTGATCGTATTAGCATACAAAGTATTCCACCATAAACTAGTATTGCCTATCGAACCAGAGGCATTTGATGCCGGCAATAGTTGACCCGATACTATTACATTGCCGCTTACATCCAATGATATCAATGAACCTAAGCTAGTTATGTTTGGTTGTGCGTTGGTTAACAGAACACCTGATAAAGTTGTTGACACAAAGCTGCCAGCAACTATACTGTTTGCGTATACAGTATTCCACCAATTGGCGGGACTGCCTATGTTGTGTAATAGATTGCCGGATGTTAGTAAGTCACCACTGGTAATTAATATATTACCAGCAACTTCTAATTCTTGTGATGGGGACTCTGTGTTAACGCCTAAACGGAAATTGGCAAAGTCCATGTAGACTAGGGCATTACCAGTCGTGGTAAACTGTAGATCTATGCCTTGTCTATCTAGATCGGGTAATAGTGAATATCCCGGAACACGACTAATTGCCATTTATTGGTCCTCTTTTAATATTTATCTGAGGACTAATTGACTATCGTATTACCATAATTATGAACGATTGTTATAGCTGCCCCTGGACTAGGTGCACTTGAAAATTTAATAGCAGTGTTACCTAAAAACTCATAGTTAGTAGACGGTATCTGATATACTGTACCTACATGAACTAATACCTCTGCTTCGCGGCCGGCAGCGTAGCTAACTGTCATTGAATTGATAACCGTGTTAGCGCCATCACCTATAGCACTGTTATCCACAAATATATTAGATACACCTTCGCGTGCCACTGCTTGCCACGTTGATCCGTTTGGTGTGTATTCTAATTTACTTGTACTAGAATTCCATCGAACTTGGCCAGCTACCGCATGATCAGGAGTAATTGTTGACGAACCTTTGTTAGGTAACCCTATCGCATAACTGCCAGTTTTAATAACTGTGTTCTTTAGCATGTGTCCCATATTAGATTCCCACGTAGCTTACTGTAGCAGTAACTGATGTTCCAGAATCGATATTAGCTTTAATTTGGTCATCGTGACCTAATACTAATTTTTCCATGTCTACTACAAATGTGTCACCGCTGGCAATTTGTACATTGTTATATACTATCACCGTAGCATTAGCTGCTAGCCCCGGTGCTGGAATAACCCATAGCGAAAGATTTCTAGCTGTCGCGTCAGTATTACAAAAGTACATTGTTGATACTACTGTATTACCTGAACTAGCATAGATATTTGCTGGGGATGTTGATAATGTTGTATTTCTTACTGACATGGTTTATTCCTATAAAATTAAACTGAGACCAAATGCCCTAGTTTTTGTAATTAATTCCTGGTTCGCTACTACTTCGTTCACTACATATAATCCACTTTGGCCACCGCTGACTGAACCGCTATATAGATTAACTTTACCTGTAACACCTGTTGGTAGGTAAGTAGGAGCATTAAATTGAATATTAAAACTATTTGTTTCTAAGTTGCCGCCTAGTTGCGGACTAGTATCTTGTACTACCTCTGAAATTCCGCCACCAGTTAAGGCACTGTAGCCCACGTCGATGTTGCTAGAAATTTCCCAAGAGTCCGATGTTTCATTCCATCGAATGGCTGCGTTGCCGAGTGTACCTCTATCTATATAAAGATGAGCGTCGACCGGGCTAGCGCCACCAACCCCTGCTGCTGTTTCACCAGCATTAAGGGTGATGTCTCTATCCTCTACATTTGTATTAGTTACTGTGGTTGTATCGTATACACCTTTAACGTGTAAATTACCAGTAAGATATACGTCGGTAGTATCGATTGTATATGATGAATTAAGTTTTTTAACTGTTGCCATTCTAATTTATCCAGTTTTTATTATTTATGCTATATGTCTGAAGTGTGTATTCAAAAAAAATAGCACCCAAAGGTGCTATTTTTACTTTGACTAAAATTAGTCGTTTGATGAAATTTTAACTGTTGTGCCTGCTACTGCAGCACCGGTTGAAGTCCATCTAGCATGGCTGTTTGCAGTAAACTGTACACCTGCGGTACCACCAATTGCAGCTGGGAATAATAGAGCAGTACGTGATTCTAATTTACCAACTAAGTAAACTCCACCATCACTGTCTGTAGCAAGTAATGTCATTTCACCTGCGGCTGTTGGGCCACCTGCAGCAATAACTTGCGCTACTGTTGGACTATTAACACCATTAACCCCTGTTGGAACTAAACGAACTACCGCAGTACCGTCAGTATTAGTAACTCTGTAACGACGTGAACTACGTTGTGATACAATGTCTGCTTGTGAGCCGATAGTGCCGTTAGTTGTCCATGCGTTAGCTTGGATTGTGTTAGCAGTAGTAATTACACTAGCGCGAACTGCTGTTAAACTACCGCTTACACCGTTATCCCAGAATGTAATACCTGCTGCAGATTTAGCCGCATTGTTTGTGGCACTCATTGTAACAACGCCTGTACCGTATTGTTCAATTGCTACAATTGTTGTACCTGCTGTGAATCCTGTATTAGCAGTCATACCAACATATAACCCTGCCACGCTTGAAACTGTAACGTTAGCGTTTGCTGGATATGCTGTTGTACCAGTAACTACAACGTTACCTGGTTTAACTAAACTAATAACAGGTGCTGTTGTATAGCCTGTGCCTGCTTCAGTGATTGATGTTGTGTCAATACGACCATTGGCTGTACTTATACCAACAGTAATTGTAGCGCGAGTGCCACCAATTGGACTAACTGCTACTGTAGCCGTTAAACCTTGTGAATAAGCTGAACCACGATTTGTTAATGTAATGCTTGATAGACCTTCACCACCAGCATCACTGTAGGTTAGACTGTCATTAACATTATCTGAACCAAAAAACTTTTTCTTAATAGGACGTCCCATTTGTTTCTCCTTTTATAATTAGCGTTCTAACGCCTACGCGGTGGGGACCGCATAAACTCTCATTCAAGAGCGAACAAAGTATTTATCGTATATTGACTTTTACTCTAAAAGATAGTACAATAGCACTTCGTTAGTTAAGGAGAGTATGATGACTTGGTATAATGCAAAATACAAAGGAATTAAGCCCGCTTTTAGAGGCGGAGATACAAACTATAACACTATTAATGCTACTAAGAAATATGTAGAGTATTTTTTAGACATACAAGATATGAACGACTTACTTAGAACTACTAAAAGTTTTGATATTAAGATGGATTTGTTATATTGTTTAGACAAAGCAGAAAGCAAGCGTGCGTGGAATTTTAAGCATCCTAACTTTTGTCAAACAGATGCTAACACGTTACTACAAGCTGTAAGAAATGCTAAACGTAAGGATGGTTACGATATTACAGAGCGGTTTGAATATTATGCGTAGCCAACAAAAAAGCCCCTTGCGGGGCTTTTTTTAATCGTACCTTTAAGGTTTTAATCTTATTGGAATGATAGGTTGCTTACACCAACTTCTTCTAAGTAGTCAGCTGCGTTACCTAGAGATGAAGCAGTGTTGCTTAACTCTACATAACCATAACGTGTCATGAAGCCTACTACTGGTTCAAAAGTAGCTGGATCAAGAACAACACCACTGCTCATTAATGGAACGTATGGGCAGTAGAACGCTGCAGCGTCAGCTTCTGAAGAACCTTTGTAACCTACTAATACTGGTGTGCTGTCTGAAGCATAACCATCAACGTAGATCTTCATAGCGCCATTCAATGTACCAACAAATTTAGTGTTTGTTGGAGCTTCAAATGTACCTTCTGTACTACGAGCAAAAGCTGAAGTAGTAGCAGATTGAAGAACTGTTAATGCTGCTGCAGATACAACAGCCCAGTTACCAGCGCCACGACGTGTACGTTGAGCGATCAAGTTAGCTGCGCGGTTAATTAAAACAGCAAGAGCAGCGTGCTCGTCACCTACGAATGTAGCAGTACCAGAAACAGTAGCTTGGTTGTAGCTATATGTTGAGTATGAAAGAGCACGTAGACTAGCTAAGATTTCTTGATCAATTTCAACAGTAATTTCTTGAGCCAAAGCTGCCATGATTTCTGCTTCAACATCTAAACCGTGCATAGATTGTGCGTCTTGAGCTGCCTCAAAAGTCCAACGTGCGCTTAGTTTACGTGTTTTAGCTTCAACAACTTGTTTCAAGATTTGAACGTTGATACGGTTACCTGGAACGCCTTCAAGTGAGCTAGTTGAAGTAGCTTTACCTGTTGATGCGCCTGAGTAAGCAGTAGCAATGCGGAATGGTGATAATGCTTCATCACCAGCTGTAGTAGCATCAGCACCTGAAGTACCTGCACTTACGCTATCAGCGTAACGTACACGTAATGTGTGGATTTGTGCTACTGGGCCAGTCATAGGTTGTACACCAACGATTTCGTTAGCGATAACTGTTGGCATAACACGACGAATTACCGGAAGGATTACGCGGTTTAGTGTAGCAACGTTACCTACTGCAGTTGCGCCACTAGATGCTGTTTCCATCAAGTGCTTCTTAGTGTTTTCTAAAATTACAGCCATTGTGGTTCTTTTCGAACCTTGTAGACCTTCTAACAGGGCGTCTTTGGTCTCGTTCCAACGGCCTTCTAATAGTTGGGTTGTCATTTCTTTATCTTCCTTTTATAAAAGTTTGTATTACTTTAGCCCTGCTAAACGCTTAATGTCAACAACATTGTTGTCGATTACTTGAGCGTCTGTTTTAGCAGATTTATCACCAGTTACTTCTACTTTACTTTCAGCAAGCATTGGCTTGTCGGCCTTTGGCTTAGCTGGAGAGTTATTTAGAACTGCTGGTAGATACTTATCGTAAGCAGATCTGAGTTTCTCAGTCTGTACGTTTTCGAGTAGACTGGTCATTATCGCAGCTTTCTCTTTATTTAGTGGTCCTAATAATTCTGTTAGTGTGTCCTTACGGCCAGCACTTTCAGTGATTACACGGATTTCTTTTTCTTTAGATTCAACTAAAGTTTCTTTTTCAGCTATTGCTTTTTTACTTTCAGCAATGATAGCGTCTTTCTTAGCTAACTGTGCTTGAAGTTTAGCAAATTCTTTGTTCTCATTTAAGTGAGTAACAGCAAATTCACTAGCAAACGCTTCAAATAGGCGACGACCAAACATGTTCTCACGAGCCGCTTGGATATCTTCTTTTAGTTGGGTCAATTCTGTCCCTAGATTGGTTGCCACTGCTTCCTTAACAAGACGAGCACTACGGCCAATAAAGTCTTGTTGTAGAGCTGCTAATTTAGTTTTAGCTTCTGCTACAAGTTTAACTTTAGTTGCGATAACATCTTTCTTGTCTTGGTCAAACTCTTTGATCTCTTCAGCTAGCGCACGGATAACAAATTTTTCTAACTTAGCAGTTGCTTCGTTTTGAATTTTGCGATCTGAACGTAGTTCTTTGATCTCTTCAGCTAGTTTAGTAACCATAAAGTTATTAAATTTGCCTGCGCTTTCAACCATGTGACGTTTAAAGTTCACACGATCTTCTGCTAGAGCTTGTTTCTCACTAGCGAACTCTTTAAGTTCGGCAGTAAGACTTTCAGTGACCATTTTGTCTAGAGCTTCAACCATTACTGTCTTGTCGTGATTGTAGCGACGAGCGAACTCTTCACGCAATTCAGCGCGAACAGTCTCACGTGCTTCATTAATTTGACTTTCCCAAGCTTCTGTAATAGCTTCTTGGGTAGCTTCATTAATGATGCCACTTTCTAACAATGGTTTGATAGCATCTAACATTGTGATCTCCTATTTAATTTTTAGATCTTTGATCAAGCGAGTAACTTGCTCTTTCAAATACTTCTGTACCTTTTGATCTGCGCTGGCTTCTTTTGCCATTTCGAATACCTTAGCACCACCACGCATATTCATCAGTCCTTCGTAAATCGCTGTTGGATACGCATTAGGTGCGCTTGGTTGCGCAACTACATCTACAGTGACTATTTCAAAATCACTGACTTTACCGTCACCTTCAACGTTGCCTGAGCCACGTGAACTAACGCCAAGTTTAACACCACTATCCAACATAGTCTGAACTAACTGACCCATTGGAGTAGGTAAAATCTTTAATTTGCCGAAGCCGTTAGGACCGTCCATCCACATATCTGTAATCATGTGACTTACGCGGTCTAGATTAATCTTCAAATCATCAGGGTGATCTACTTCGCCTAAGACGCTGTAGCCACCCTTGATTTGTTCCATAATGCTAGAAACGGCTTTACCAATCTCATTTACAGGATATACTCGCTCATTGTGATTTTTGACACCACCTTGAATGAATATACCTTTCATGTAAAGATCTTTACCTTTACCGTCGTGACGGTCTTCTGTTAGAACTTCCATTCTAGCAGCATCAAAGGTTAAGTTTTCTTTAAGATATAAAGCCATTATATTATCCTAATTAACGTGCTAACGGGCTTTTAGTAGCTACAGGCACTTTACCGTCTGTAGTTTGACCTTCGCCTGCTTTTGGTTTGTTTGCTGATGATAATGATTTAGTACCACCAGCTGTGTTTTGTACTTTACCAATTAAATCGCCTTTTGGTTTAACTGAACGATTAGGTGATTGGCCATCTGGGTTTTGATTTGCGCCGCCTTTAGCGATATTAGCAGATGAACCGCCCATATCAGTTTTACCAGCTACAATACCTTTAGTGTTAATTGTTGCTGATTTACCAGCACCAACTTCGCCACCTTCAGTTTTTTGACCTTGATCAGCTACTTTTTCAACGTATTCACGAACAATAGATTCTTCCAAATCTTCTTCTTCTTCGTCTTCTTCTGTATCACATTCTTCAGCTTCGTAGAATTCTTCTTGAGCAACTTCTTCGCCGCCCATATCGTTACCCATTTCGTCGCCACCGAACATGTCAGCGTGTTCTGGTTCGTTTTCTTCGCCGGCCATTAAAGCATCAAATTCAGCTTTAAGTTCGTCAAGTGCTGACTCTAAGTCAGTAATGCGTTCTTCATCACTGGCGTGTTCTTCTTCGTGTGAGTCTAAATCGCCGCTATCATCAAAGTCGTTATCTAATTCTGAACCTTCTTCAGATCCAAATTCTTCTTCGCCTTCTTCTTCTTCGCTAATGCCTTCTTCGTCGACTTGAATTTCGTCAACTAGACCTTTAACTTGGTTACCGCCAAGATTTTCATCTAGGTCTGTTTCGTCGATAAGGCTTTCGTAAATGTCACGTGATTTTTCAACAACGATGTTGTGGAATAATTCACGAGCCTTGTCAGAATCATCATTAATGATGAATTCAATTAACTGTTCGTACTTGTTCATGTGAACTCCTTAATATTAAGTTTATAATTGTCGATATACAATTATATAGATATATCTCTGTAATATTATTTACATATATAAGATAAAATTGTGGTTAAATGCGTTGTTTTTGATTCGTTTTGGGAGATAACTACATACCGGCAGTTGGTTCTGCCGGTGGTTCGTATTGAGTTTGAACTTTTTCTATCTTCTGTTCTTTTTCTAACTTGCGTACATCATTCATAATGCGTAGGCGATTTAACTGCGCTAGCGTTAATTTAGTTTTACGCAGGTCATTCAATGACACAGTCGTGTTGTCATCTTTCTCAGTGGAATAACCCGGCAATTCTTTGTCAAAAATTTCTAATAAGTTCATATTCTTATTTACCACAAGCTGTTAAGAACCGGCCAACGGCGCTGTAGTTGATGGCGCAACGCTACCCATGGCGCTTGGATTTGTGCCGGCGGCAGCCATCCCGGGCTCTGTTCCGGGTTCAGTTGGCATAGCTTGTTCTATATTACCTAGGTCAGTGTCAAGAGCTGCTGGAGTAACACCAACGGCACGTAGATTAGCTTCTTCCGTTCCTTGGTCAGTTTTGCCGCGCTCTTCTGCCCACATTTCGTCATTTTGCTGCATTTCTTCTTCACTTAGATCTAAGTAACGTTGTAGTAAGAAGCGTTTACTTAGATAGTTAATGGGTTCTAATGCTGTAAACGTAGCTATTCGTGTTTGATCAATCTCAGCTTGGCGATATTTGGCAAAGTTTTGTGGCTCGTTAAAGCGAAGTTCAAAGAGGCTACCGTCGATGTTTATACCTCTCCAGCGCATAAACATTTTAAATTCTGTATCTAACGGTTCTGCTATTAGAGTTTGTAAGCGTTTACAGTATTGGTTGAATCGCCATTCTTGAATTAATGCTGTTGTGGTGCGTCCGTCACTGTATGCTGCTGGACTGTCATCAGCTGTTGTTGGCAAATAGCTACTAGGAATGCGTAGACCACGGAATAGTTTATTAGTAAAAAAGCGTAAGTCTGTAATTTCACCCAGGTTGTTACCGCCCGGCAATACATCTACGCTAGATCCTCGACCGTCTGCAGTCACAGGAAAGAAGTAGTCTTCGTTTGTGCTTAATGGATTATAAGTAGCATCCATCATGTTCTGTCCGCCACCTGTTTGTGTAGGAATACGACGTTGATGAATTTCGTTTTTAATGCGATCAACAAAGGCCATAGCCATATGGCTAGGCATATTACCTACATCAATTTTAAATACACGACGTTCTGGAGCACGTTGTATACGGTAGATAATGATAGCGTCTTCTAATAGTTCCTTTTGTTTAAAAATCTTAAACACGCTTTCTAATACGCTGTTACCAAATGGCCAATTTATATCTAACCCTTCAGTTAAACTCATGTGTACTACATGTTCAGCATCAATGACTGCTTCGTTTTGCGCATGGCTAAAACGACTGCCGCCACTATAAGGAGTGTTTGGCTGGGTGTATGCTCCGCTAGGACCGCCAACTTGTGGGTGATTAACATACGTATCACTAGCCGCTACCGCTGTAGCAGTTAGATTTTGAAAGTTAATATTTAGGTCTTTAATCCAATATTGTTCAGGTTTCTTACCTTCTGCTTCATTAACAATAACTTTAGTTACTTTGTGCATCTCAGTCCAGTACATCTTGAATGTTTCTGGATCACGTAAGAATACTTGATCGCCATATTTGATAGTGTTGCGTACTAGTTTGAATAGGCGTTTATTTAATTGATTAAGAGTAACCCACTGTTGTAGTTGCTCTTTAATAATTTTAATTTCATTATCGGTTGGCTTTTCTTTGAAGTATAAATCAAATCCTGTGCCGTTTTCAATATTTGGCTGTGTCATAAACTCAGCAAGAATATCAAGGGCAGCATTAACTTCACTGTCCATATCCATTTGCTCGTACTGATTATAACGCTCGGTGCGATTTGGGTGCCCAATGTACACTTCGGGTAGTTGACTAGCAAAGTTGCGGTATCCCGGATCAATGCCTTGACTGACGCCGCGACCTGCTCCGCTAATGGGACTCATTTGTCCGCTTACGTTTGCTGTTTTAAAATGCTTTTTCCATGACATATGATTATCTCTAAGATACTATATTTAAGCCTTTACAGCGAGTTCTGTAGAATTCCTGATGTCATTCTATTATTTGTAGACATCGCATCTAATAGACTTCTCAATAACTGAGTTTGTTCTTGAAGTATACCGTTCATTTTGGGCATTTCTTCGGATGGCGGAGCACTACTAGGTATAATTTGTGTATCATTCCTTGATTCCATTCGATCAGTTGTTTTAGTTAAACTTGTTACTAGTTGTTCTAATGACTGTGCCGGTGATGTAATCGACGACATTTTATCTTTAAGGGTTGCTTGACTGTCAATGATGCCTATTAATTGTTCAGTGATATTGTTTGGCACAATAGACGACGGGCCTACTACTAATTCTGGACCTTGTTCACCTGTAATACCAATTTGGCCTGGTTTGATGTTGCCACCTTTAGCATATCCTTTAGTTTCCGCCGGCACTGCTGTAGCCGGTTTCCAATCAACTATTCGTCTACCAGCGCGGCCTGCTGTGACATAAACTGGCTCGTATCCTTGTTTGGCTGCTTCTTCAACTGATGGAAAATCATGCCCGACTACAGCACCACGGCCAGCTTTCACTTCCCCTCGTTCATTGGTGTTTTTACCAAGTATGTTTTTTGGCTTAGTATCAGTTTCTGTAGTTCCTGACTCTAATCCCATAGTCTTTTGAAAAGCTGAAAGATCTCCAGTTTTAGCAAACTCCGCTGCTCCTCGAAGCATTTTACTAGTAGTTTCAACTGTGGCTTTGACTATGTTAGCATAGTCTTTCATATACGTTCCAGTTAAAGTTTCCATAGCTACTTGAAACTTTTTAGTTTCTTCAGTAGCAGCTTGAAATCCGGTAGTCAACTCATCCGAGGCTGTTTGTTGTGATTCTGCTCGTTTAGCTGATGCTTCTGCAGCGCCTGGATCTAATAGGTATTTTTCTAAAGCGTTACCGATAGCAGCAAATTGTTCAGCGCCTTGTACTCCATACACTGCGGCTAAGTCAACTGCTTGTCCGTATCCTTCTCTAGCCGCACGATACTGTTTAGCATTTTCAGCAATAAAGTTTTGAGTTTCTGATGTGATATTTTTACTACCAGATTTAACAGCGCCTGAAATGCTGTCAATAATCTGCATAGCTTGTTTATTAGCCACAATACCCGGTATAGCCACTGCCCCGCCTACCATTTTTTGTACTAGAGCACGTTGATATTCTGGGCCCAATGTTTCTAATTGACTATAAGCCAATTTAAAAGCTTCAAGTTGATCGCCTGATAATGATGCCATCAATGAAGAACGCATACTTTCATCACGTGCTTTTTCCATAGCAGCTTTAGCATCTTTGCCTGTTATGTCACTCAGTACTTTTAAGTTAGTAGCATACTCTTGGGTACCTTTAGCCAATTGTGCTTCACTCATGCCGCGCAATCTACCCTCAGACTGACGCTGGGCGGCATATTGTGCTAAAATCTCACCTTGTTCTTCGTAACCGTAGCCCAACGCTAGTAGTTGATTACGCACTGAATTTGTTCCAGATGCCATTCCCTTAAGACCTTTGCTTAGTAGCAACGATCCTTCACTAGCACTTAACCCCATACCACGGATGTCTTCTCTTGAATTGCCGACAACTCTGCTAAAATCTGCTATACCTAGTCCGCTTTCGTTAGCTATAGTAGACATTTCAGTCATACCACCAGCAAAGCTAGCTCCTGCTTTAGTAAACGCAGATAATGCTTCTGTACGTTTTTGTAGTTCGGCCGCAAATACTTTATTACTTGCTTGTAATATAGTAACGCTGGCTTCTAATACTCCTTTAGATACTTTTCCAGCAGTGTCTGCTAGTCTAGCTGCTCCATCGCCGATAACAGGTATCATACCTAATAGGCCGCCAGCAATACCTTTAGTTGTGTCTATGGTTTTTTCAAGGCCTGCTTGTAGAAGTTCTAAACTGGTGTTAATAAGTTCTGAGCTAGCTTTGATGGGATTTTTAGCTAGATCATCATAGCTAGTTGCCCAATTAGCAGATACACTAGCTGCTGTTAAACTCAAATCCTTGCCAAAACTGTAGATATTTGAACTTAACGATGTAACTGCTTGTTTTAGTCCTTGACTAAATTTATCTGCTGACTCTCCAGCAGCATCTAGCGAATCACCAGTGCCATCAGCTTGCTCTGCTAGTTGATCGAGCTCAGATCCTAGTTTTTTAGATTTTTTAATTTCTTCTTCTTTGGCTTTAGCTAGTTTCTTTTCTTCAGTCTGTTTAGTTTTGTCTGATCGATTAACCGCATCCAGGATAGACTTCATGGTGCTTTCTTCAGCTGCACCTTCTACTGTTACTGGTCCATCTAACCCAGGAATTTCAATTTTAATAGCCATGATTTTTCCACTATAAATATTAGAATACTATTATCTTATTTATGGAGTTCAAATACCGATGGAAAACTCAACTGCTAATAATCCATTAGCCAAACACTTTCGCCAACCAGCGATTTATATAACTTTACCTAGTGGCGGTAAATTTTGGCCCGAGGGTTCAATCGACATTCCGTTAACTGGCGAAATTCCTGTATACCCAATGACTGTTAAAGACGAAATGCTACTCAAAACACCCGATGCCTTAATGAACGGTGCTAGCATTGTTAATATGATTCATAGTTGCTGTCCTAATATCACTAATGCCTGGGTATGTCCTGTTGTAGATTTAGATGCTATATTAATCGCTATTAGATTAGCCAGTTATGGTAACAGTATGGAGTTTACCAGCATTTGCCCGCACTGCCAAACAGTTAACGATAATGCTATTGATCTACGTGTGTTATTAGACAGCGTCAAGCCCGTAACTTACAACAGCACTGCTACTATACAAAATTTAGTATTTCATTTTAAACCGCAGAGTTTTGAAAACTTAAATCAAGTAAGCCAAGTGACGTTCGAGCAACAAAAGTTAGTTAGTTCAATAATTGACAGTGAGTTACCCGAAGATCAAAAAGCAGAACTATTTCGCGAAGGATTTGCCAAGCTGACTAATTTGAATTTAAACATGCTAGCTAGCTGTATTGATTCGATCGAAGCCGACGGACAGCATGTAGCCAATGCTGATCAAATCAAAGAATTCTTGGATAATGTAGACTTAAAAAGTTACGAAGACATTAAAACAAACGTACAGATGTTAGTTGACCAAAATAAAATAGCACCACTAACACTAACCTGTAGTAACTGCGAATCTACCTATCAAACAAACCTGGAGTTTAATCAATCAAATTTTTTCGTCTAAGGCTTTTGAAGCTGTCTGACGAGGAAATTATTAATCTACTAGACTCGTTAGAAAAAGACTCAAAAGCCCTAAGAGAAGAAGCGATACAGATATGTTGGTATATGCGCGGCTCAGTCAGCTATGACGATTCTATGTTGTTAACTGCCGAAGATCGAAAGATTATTTCAAAATTGATTAAAGATAATTTAGAAACAACTAAGAAAACTGGAATGCCGTTCTTTTAAGTCGTTATTGTCCTTAAAGTATATAATTAAGACTATTTGATATAGTCTTTTTTATTGGTTAACTACTTAAGATGTCTAACGACATCTGCTTTATCGCTTGCGCTCTAAAGCCTTTTCTTCTATTCTTTTTACTCTAATTTACTTTGATTTACTGTATGCTCTTCTAATGCTTTATCCAGATGTAAGTCATACTTCACCTATCCGAGGCAAAGTATAAGAGACACTTTATCCGAGTGCTTCCATCATACTAACTAAAAGAGATTATTTTCACTAACACGGAAGCGGTTGCCCTGTACTCCCTACTCTTGCTTCTTGCAACGGTAGCATCCATAGCCGTAGTTAGCCAACTATAGTATGCTTGCGGGTTGTATCTTTTTCACAGTGCCCACATCATTCGGTTTTTACACCTAGGTTTATATTGTTTCGATCGCTTTTTATAGCACAATACGGTTCTTGCCATCAAGTGTAAGGTCTAGTCCTTACGTTCCACCTGCGGCCATTACGCGAGCAGGATCTCCTCTTGATACAGCGCAGGCTGCAGCAGTGGCTAATATGTTACTTTGTAATCTTTAAATCTTTTACGGAATTTTTACCAAGTTTTAATTGAATAATGCCGTTGTAGTTGTTTTCACGCAACAAGACATCTTCCTTAAATTGGTAATAGGCTTCCAAGTAATTAGTTTCGCCTCTTGAGCTACACAGATGTATAATCTCACGAGTAAATTTCTCTTTGCCTAGTTGCTCAATATCTTCTATTAAGCGGTGTGATGAGCCCCAATAATCTTTCCAGTCTGTTTCTATGACTTCGTGTCGTTTATTTTTCTTGCCTTTTAGAGGTGGTCTCTTTTTGATGGTAGTAAAGTATTTGCGGCCGATGTAATCGTGCCCGTTGGTCGTATTTGTTATTCTATATATAAAGCCATAATAAGTTTGAATATCCTCGGAGTCAAATATTACACCATTGTACGTCCAAGGATATTCGTATGCCATGATACTATTTATTTCGCAGCCATCGCATTTTTCTTCTCTTGGATTTCTGCACGACGAGCTTTAGCTAATTTAGCCAAGTCACCTAAAGCGCCACGAGCACGTGCTGCCGCTGCTTTAACGCCCTTGTCTTCAAACTTTGCGCTTTCATCTGTGTATACTGCTACTGCTGCTAAAATATCTTCATGAATTGACATAATTGTCTCCTGTTGTCTGTTATTTAACCACCTGTAGTGGTGGTTGAATTATTTTATTTCTACATCGTTGTTATAGGTTGTAAACCCATTCTCTTTTACTACTGTTAAAATATTGTTTACACGACCTGCTAGTTCATCTTTGTGCGACACTAACCAAATAGATTTGTTATTTTCTCTAGTCATTTTCTTAAGGATAGCCAGGGCATTTTCAACACCCGACGTATCCATACCCGAATCAACAAGCTCATCGATAAACAATAAGTTAATTGGTTGATATAGGCTTTCCCACACATCACGGAATGCCCATGACAAGCTAAGGATAAGTCTATTACGTTCACCACGGCTCAAGTTATCAAAATCTAACTCGCGCCCTAGCTCTTGAATTTCTACACTTAGATCGTTTAGGAACTTAACACTATGCGGTAAGCCAATCTTATCTAAGTAATAACTTAAGCGTGCGTTTAAGTAGCTTAAGTTCTGGTCAATGATACGTTTACGTATAAACGAATCTTTGTTTGTTAATAGTTTTAATAAGAATTCTTGATGTTCTTTAACACGCATCAGCTCATTCATTACAGTGTAATCAATTTCAGCTAAAGCTGTGGTCTTCATTTCTTCAATTTGTTCATTGTAGGGATCAGTTTCGGCAACCTTACCTGCTAGCTGTGTTTGTAAGCTAGCCACAGTACTACGATGATGGATAGCATCTTCTTCTTTATCGTAGAACACCTTAGGCTGTTGACCTAACTCACCTAGCTCTTTTCTAGTTGCTTGGAACAATTGTAACTGTCCGTATAATTCAATGTACTGTTTGTGTGCTTCTGCTAAAGTAGCACGTTTACCTGCTAAAACTTCTTCGTGCTTGTTATCATGGAATGTTTGCCCACAAGCATAACAAGTATGCGCTTCTAAGTCGGCAATTTCTTTTTCCGTTTTGTCTACTAATTTTTGTTCACGAACACAATCACTATCGGCACGCAAGATAGCCTTGTCTAAGTCACCTAAGTCCTTGCGCTTTTGATTATACGCAGTTAGATCTTTATGTGCTTGAATTTCACTGTCAATATCAATTTTAAGCAACTCATCTAAGGCAGTTTGTAGTTTTGCTACATCATCTGCGTACTTAGTAGTCCACATAGTTTGTCGACGTTTTAGGCTGTCAATTTGTTCTTCTATACGCTTATTTGCGTCAGTTATAGCCTTAATATTGTATTCTTCTTGGGTAATTGCTTCCTTAGTAGCCTTACCCTGTTCTTTAAGTAAATCAGCCTTTTCACTTAGTAAAGTGATACCAAGTAACTGTTCAATAATAGTGCGTTGGTCGTTGGCCTTAAGACTTAGGAATGGTTCTGTATAGGTGTTAAGTGCGACAATATGTTTGAACATATCGTGACTCATGCCTAGTAAGCGTTCAATCTCCTGCTGAGTCTCACGGCTATCACCTTGACTATTATCGTCTTTGGCTTCTTGCTCTTGATCACCGATGTAAAATTTAAGTACGTTTGACTTGCGTCCACGCTCAATACGGTAGTCAATACCGTTAACTTCAAAATCAATAGTAACTAACATACCCTTAGCATTAGTTTTATTAATTAAGTTATCTTTCTTAATGTTGGTAAGTGCTGTACCGTATAAGGCATACGACAGTGCGTTAATGATAGTAGTTTTACCAGTGCCGTTACGTGCGCCACTGTCGTCGCCACCTAGGTCAACGTTTTCGCCTAAGACTAAAGTTAAGTCTTGCCGGTCAAAGTTGACAGCCTGTGTAGCATTACCTACACTCATAAAGTTTTTAACTGTGAGATATTTTATTTTAAACATAATTTAAAGTTTACAGGATTAGTAATAATAGATCAACGTTTATTTTGCCAATATTGCGCTTGTATTTTATCAATCTTATCACCGACTCCTAGTGCCAGTGCTTGCTCTATAAGTTTAGCTAATCGGAATTGAAATTCTAAACACGGTACAGAGTTTTGTTCAGTTGAATCGTGATAAACATAAAATTCATCGCTAACATATTGATCGTATAAACTCTGTTCGTTGTAGATTAATTCTTTAAAACTATCAACAGGTATGTCGTACCCTTTTAGCACTAACAGTGGAATGTTTTTATGATCGCAATAGAACCTTAGCAACTTAAGTTTTATTTCTAAGTCTTGTAACTCTAGTCTGGGACTATACAAATAATCAAACCACATCTGCTTAGAGGGATGTTCTAGGCTATTACTGCTTGGCCAAATGCCATCTACAGTAAAATTTCTTAAAGAATCTGATTTAACCAAACTTAATTCTCTAACAGCATTAACCTCTACATCTAATTTGCCTAAAGAACTCAACTGAATAACAACATAGTCAACAGGATTGTTCAACACATAACTAATTGCTCGATTTAAGATCCATTGGTTGCTAACAGCAGGCCCGCCTACATCGATAATCTTAAGGCCTGTTAACTTTAGGACATTACCCCAAGTCTTACGCTTTTGATCACTCCACGTAATACCGCAACCACTAATTAATACTTTTTTGTCTGACAATGACGTTATCCTTAAGTAAATGATCAAAAATTACAGCTTGTGTTTGATCAGGACACTGCGCACACACTGACTCTGGTTTTCCTATCAGGCCGATAAATTGTGTTAGGTCGTCTGTGCTAGACAACGCCTGATAAGCAAACCAATTCTCACCTGTATAATCTATAGCATTGGCTACAGCTGGGCATTTGTATAGCTTATTTTTATATAACACAGGGGTATTGGGCGCACCACAGATGCGATGTGCGCCAGCCGGATCGCCGTTAGCAGCCTTAATACTACTGCCTTCAACAGCATACGGTGTTACAAATTCACCAAATTTACTTTTGTAAATTTTAAATCCAGGGCGATGCCACTCAATTTGTTTGTGGTCACTACCGCCGTATTGCGCCATACGCCAATCTCTGTGATGTGATAATATTTGTTTAATATTGGCATTTATTAGGTGCTCGTGATCTTTACGATGTACGCTAACCTGCACTTCAAACGGTGTAAATTCGTACCAAGCATCACTGGCAAAGTTGTCTAATAGATACCCGTTGGTAATTAGTCGTAAAGTAGCATCAGGCCAATAGAATTTAATTGTTCTACAAACATCTATTAGTTTAGGATGGAGGGTTGGTTCACCGCCGAATAAAGTAATAATATTAGGATGTATAACCTTAGACCATTCTTGACTCCACGATTCTATTTCAGTCAGGCTAGCAACACCTTTACGGTCAAGGTCGCTAAGGCTTACGCAACCTCGGCAAGCAAGGTTACACGCATACGCAATCATAAAATCAAGACGATCTATTTTCATAGTTAGTTTTGTACACAGACAGCTGGTCAATATCTACATCTATTCCAAATGTATTTAAGATCATTGCTCTAACCTGCGTGGGTTCCTGTATTAGCTGTTCGTATGCTATGGTTAAATTATACTCAGTTGCGGGTTCAGGTTCTCTAATATACAGCATCTCAATGGCCTTTTGTCTGTTTTCCTCAGTAGGATCTATGTTTTCGGCTGTAAGGATCAATGACAGATTGTCCATTTGATAATTGATCATTTTTAAAAAATTAGGATTCTTTGCGGTTCTAGCAAGAATCTTCACTTGGCCGACAAACATATCACCGATTGGCTCTTTTACTAGTAACACCTTAGTCAATTGTTGATTTTTAAGATATTTCCACAACTGTTCGTCGTGGGGATTTTGAATACGTAGACTTTTAACATCATCTAACATAGATCTAGCAAGCTCTACGTGCCGATGTGTTGGTACAATTTCGTATAATGTATTATGCGCACGTCGTATCTGCGGATTAGGAATAGGTTTAAGGAACTCTTGCTCAAAACAATCGTTAACCTTATACCTACCTGTGCTTGTTTTAAATCCGTTAATGGGGGTACTTTGTGGTGCTTGACTTAAAATATAACTGAGGTATTCTCCGCCTGCCCCTTGATCGTAGTCAACAAATAAAAATGGCATTATAAGTGGCGATAAATGTCTAAAAGTAAATTCGGATCATAGTGATCGCTATTAATATTAGTCAATTGGTTAGTAACAATAGTATCAATACTTTCAAAAGCAATGTTACCTAATTGTATGTCTTGCCCGATGTCCATGTTTTTAACAGGAATTAAGGTAAGCTCACGTAGATTGTATGTACCAACAAATGTTTCTTTAATAAACGTAGCTTCTTCGTAGGTAATATCAACATCAATATTAACGCGACAGTGCATGTCTGCTAATAATAATGTGTCTGGCGTGCGCAATACATCACTTAAACTGTATACACGATATTTGGGTTGACCCGGCCAAGCATGGAACTCTGGATCTTCACCCCAAGTAAGTATCATCATACCACGTTCATCATCGCCGGCGTCTGCGTAGTTGTGTGGAAACGCATTACCAATATAAGTAACATTCTTACTAGTTTGACGTTTGTGGAAGTGTCCGCTAAACATATGATCGATATGACCAAAGTGCTCTCTACGCAATTCACCATGCTCTGGCATCTGTACCATGGCATTCATAAAGAAGTGTGGTAATTCAAAATGGCCAAACATATACTTGGCATTCATTTTAGGAATCTTTTTATAGTCATCGCCTACTAACCACGGCACAATGGCAACATCACCTTCACTATAGAAATCATTTACGATTTCAATGTTAGGAATGTGTCTAGCCCATTCAGCTGACTGTATATCACGCTTGTCACGATAATATAAATCATGATTACCTGGAATAAAGATAACACGGTCAAAGGCTTTGCCCAACAACTCTAATGCTGTTAGGCTATAGTTTAAGGTAACAATGTTGATAGCCGCTCGATTATTATGCCAATCACCTAGCATAAAGCAAACGTCGCACCCTTCTTCTTTTGCCTTGGTTATAAACCATTTAACAAAGTTTAAACAATCATCATTGTGTAGCTGACTGTTAGACTTTAAGCCGAAATGGATATCAGTAAGCACTGCTGCTTTTTTAAATAAGTTTGCCATAGTAATTAGTATAACACTCTATAAAAGTAAAGTCTACTCATAACCCATAGCTTTGGCTATCTCGGGGTGTGTCTTAGAGAAATCTTGATTTCTAATTTGGTCTAATCTCTTCATTTGGTTAACAAATTCTTGCCCGTCAGACCCTAATGAAACATTAATTATCTCAACTATATCATTGATGTGTGCCTGATGCTTGTGATTATGTATTGCTGTTAGTTTACCTAACACTAATTTTTTAGCATTAGGTGTTAACTTGCTGATAGATTGATATTTGGGATCGCTTATATAATAGAAGTAGGTGCTGTCGACATTAATCGAATTAATCCAATCTAAAAACTCGGGAATATAATATACATTTTGTATACTTACTACTGTAGAAATACCAATTTTAACTGTGGGCAAACTAATTAGTTGTTGTATATTATTAGCAACATTATCCCACTTTGCCCCATACCGCTCTAGTTCAAATTTTTCATTGATATTATCAACACTAACTGTTATTTCTAATCTTTCAAATTTATCAGCAAACGGTATAATACCAGATATATCAGTGCCATTGGTAGTAATGTACAAAATAGTTTGTTGACTTAATTTAGAAGTTACTAAAAAATTTAAGAATTCTATATTTTGTTTTAGTAGTAACGGCTCACCACCTAACAGTTCAAAATTTTTGATAGTAACGGAATGTTGCTTAAGTTGATCCCAAAATTTAGGATCCATTGCCCATTTACCGGATTCTATTAGAGTATGATATGG